GAGAAGGCGCATGGATACACGAAATCATCCACGATCAGAATAGAGCCTAAAGCAAATGGTATCTCTGTAGTGGATCAGCTCCAGGATCAAACAGATCTGAATGTGGTGAAAACTCCTTCACCTGTTGATTCCAAGGAGGTGAGAGCGCAAGCTAACAGCGCAAAGATCGAGTGTGGACGTGTGTTCCTGGTAGAAGGCGAATGGAACGAGAACTATCTGGAGCAAGTCACCAAGTTCCCAGCTGTGGCACATGATGAGTGGGTCGATGTTACTAATTACGCAATAGACTATCTCATTAATGATGAGGTGGAGATACCAGATGATATAGAGGATTGTCTGCCAGTCTTAGATATATAATCAAAATTACATAACTATGGGTATTTTTTCAAGTATCACAAACAACATCAAGGCGGCTGTAGGCTACAAGCAGTCTTTCGATGAACTCCTTGAGGCTGGTGATATAACCAGAGCCGTAGGCTTAATGACAGACTGGAGCGAGGTAGCGGCAAAGAACCTCAAAGATTACAAGATCGGATCACACAAGATCATGGATCGCAAGGATAAAGCCGTATTTGACAAGAAGGGTAATTTCCTCAGATGGAGAAAACGCTGGAAGATTCCCCAGCCATACCAGGAGTATATCAACGAGGTATCCCTGGTTTTCCTCTATGGTAAGCCTGTGCTCTGGGCGCAATACACAGAGAACACAGATTTTGCCTTTGATGCTTACACAAAGCTGAATGAGGAATGCCGTTTTGATTCCATCATCCGAGAGGCGAAACGTGCCGCTGGTGCTGAGGGTACATCTGCCATCCTCTATCATGTGTATAAGGATCGTGAAGGTAAGCCGAGGCTCCTTCTTAAGTGCCTGTGCAAGGATGAGGATGATGAGATCTACACCATCAAGGATCAGTATGGAAGGCTTACGGCTTTTGCCTGGGGCTATTACGTTACTGAGGCTGGAGGGCACACCGTACATCATATAGACATCTACACAGACGATACGATCTATGAGTGCCAGAGAGGTTCAGTAGGCTGGAATGTGAACAAAAGAAAGAACCCGATCGGCAAGATCCCTGTGCTTCTTCTGGAGCAGAAACCAGAGGCAGCTTCAGTGCAGCCGATGATCGAGCGTGTCGAGAACATGGAGAGTGTTGATGCTGATGTGGTGGATCGTTTTGCGAACCCAGCCCTGGTAGCAACAGCAGACATTCTGAATAACCTTCCAAAGGAAGAAGAAGAAGCGAAGCTCTTTGTGCTTAAGAACGGTGGTGAACTGAAATACTTATCCTGGGATCAAAGCTCTGATGCTAAGGAAAAGCAGTACCAGAGGCTTGATAACAAGATTATGAACTTCTCCTTCACACCTCAGATCAACCTGGATTCTATGAAGAACCTGGGCAACCTGTCAGCTAAGGCGATCGTGAAGGTGTTCATCCTGGCAGAGGTGAAGGCAGAACGACACAAGGAGAAGCACGATGGCTACATGAACCGTCACGCACACCTTATGCTAGCTATTCTCGCTAATGTGCTAGATTATGCTCATGCTGAGGAATACAAGAAGCTGGTGGTTACACATACCTTCCAGCAGCCATTTGGCGAGGATTCAAGCGATGTGCTTACAGATGTGCTTAAGATGTTCGGTGCTGGTGCTCTGTCACTCCAGACAACCCTGGAACTTTCCTACCTGGTTAAGAATGCCAAGAAGGAGCTGGGCTTGATCAAGGATGAGAGAGAGGAAAGTTTGAAGCAGCAAGCCGAAATGAACAGGCAAGATGTTTTCCAGCCAGCAGATTAAAGGATGGCAAAGAAGAAACCAGATGTGATCTTTAGCGATGTGCATTGCATAGACTGTGCCCATTGCTATGATCACCACGAAATGAGCGTTAAGGGAGTGCTCTTTATGGGTCGCTGTCCTTATAGTGAGTGGGCTGTTTTCCTTTTCCACGATTATTGCAATCACTTCAAAATGAAAAAGGCATGAAAATAGATTATGAACTTCTACATAGATCTATGATCGAGCGCACGAATACGTATGCCTCCAGGATCAAGACTATCTACCAGGGAGCCTTTGATCGGATCATAGAGATCATCAAGGAGTGTGATCTGGAAGATGATAAGCCTTTCAACTTCACAGATTACGGATACAGCGAAGATGTTACTCCAGTGTTCAGAAATATGTATTCCCAGTTATACCAGGAATACCGCAAGGATATTACCTTTGAGTTTGATAAGGCGAATAAGGATAATGACAACCTGGTTAAGGCGATCTTTGGAGCCAGCTCTATTGAGGATAATCATTACGCTAAGTTCTTCCACCGAAACATGGAAGCTCTGGATGCCTTCTTCACCAGGAAGAAGAACGGAATGAACCTGTCACAGCGAGTGTGGATGTATGTGGGCTTATTCAAACAGGAACTCCAGGACACTATAGACCTGGCTCTGGGAGAAGGAACAGCAGCCAACAGTCTTGCAGCCAGGATCAAGCATCTTCTGAATGAGCCAGATCGGTTCTACAGGAGATTCCGAGTTAAGACTGGTGAGGATGAGAACGGAAACCCGATCTATGGAAGGATCTGGAAAAGGCGCATCTATGACCGCAAGACTGGCTTGTATCAGTGGGTGAATGAGGATCCCAGAAAGTACCATCCTGGCATGGGTGTGTATAGATCATCTGCCAGGAATGCCCAGAGACTTGCCAGAACAGAAACGAATATCGCCTACAGAACGGCTGATTACAACCGCTGGCAGACGTTTGATTTTGTTGTGGGCTGTGAGATCAAGGTGAGCAATAACCATCCATACCCAGATATATGTGATGATCTCGCTGGCTTCTATCCCAAAGATTTCAAGTGGACTGGCTGGCATCCTAACTGTAGGTGTTACATGGTTCCAGTACTGGCGGCTGAATATGAGATCCAGGATATGATCGGTAAGCTCATGGATAACAAGAGTAGTAAGCTGGTCGATTCCGACAACGAGATCAAGAAAATGCCTCAGTGCTTCACCACCTGGCTTGATCAGAACTGGGAACGCTACCAGGCTTCAAAGAAGAAGGGAACGCTACCATACTGGATCAAGGATAATGAAAGATATTTCAAAAAGGCTTCTTAGCTTTTCGTACATAAGATTTAGTTAAACGTTATTTTGTTCCTCTGTTGGGAAACATGGAAACAGAGAAAGGGATCCCAGAAATGAGATCCCTTTTATCATTTATGTAGCTCAGAGGATGGCTAAAACCTTCCTCTCTTAGATTTCTTAGTGTACAAAGTGCCACGCTTGATCGTGGCGAACCTGGATCTGTATGTATTGCCTTTGAACCTTCCCCAGGTGCTCTTTGCCTTCACTCCGATCACCTCTGTAGGGATCGTGTCGTAGATCGCTGATACCGATCCGAAATACCAATCTTTTTCACCCAGGTAAGGCTGATCCAGATGAACGTGTATGATGTTTCTTTCCTTTGCCATATTTAATCACAATTAAAATTCATATTGTCGATCTTGATACCGATCACCTTAACAGCCGTATTGATGATCCTGGTGTGGATGGAGATCTTATAGTTACCAGCGATCTCCTGGAGTGCCTTGCATACAGCAAGAGCATCCTTATTGACGGTGCTGTGGTAAGGAGCGGACAAACGCATTCTGATAAGCTGATCATAGTGCATTTCCTTTTCTCTCACATAGGTACACAGAGCCTGGCAGATATATATATTCGTGAGCAAGTTGTATTCTGTTAGGTGTGGATACTCCTTTTTCAGCTCAGAATTGATGCAGAAGTACAGCGTTTGAACATCATTGCCAGCCTTGCCCAGGAAGGCGCACACCTGGTTTTCCAGGCTATTGATAAGATCTGTCTTATCTCCACCTATGATGTTACGGATGTACTCCTTAGTGTGTGCTCTGATCTCTCTCACAGGCTTTTTGTAGTCAAGCTGTCTCTGGGCGCATTCATCTGCTACAGCAGTGGCGAAACGGAATGCAGCCTGTGTCAGTACTATTGGATGGTATGCGATTTTCAGAGCTTCCTCTGGTGTGAACTTACTGAGCATTTCACTCAGTGTAAACTCTCTGGCTGGTAAAACCTCCTTCTGGAGCTTCTTGTTTACCAGGTTTGGCATCATGTAGCCGTTTGTATTATTGTCTTGCATAACTCTATTTATTTAAATTCTTATTACGTTTATTCTGGATCATCCTAAAAGATCATAGTTTGGCTCACTACCTTCAAACTCTCGTAACTTGGAACAACCAAAGGCACAGCTGCCATATTCGTTATCGTAAAAGTTACGGCAGTTATCACATGGTGATTTTCGTCCAGCACCCTTCTCTAAGAAAGAGGCTAAGGCTTTCTCCACCAGTGAAACGCTGATCTTCTCATCTATGATCGCTTGATTCACTTCCTCTACAGAAACATCCGTATTCAGAGAGATCTCGCTGAAAACAGGAAAGCCTAAACTTGCAAACTGTCTTGCAACCTTCTTGGAAAGAAAGCCTTTCTTTCCTACTTCCAGATAGAGATCAAATATCTTTCTGGTGGAAACTCCCAGGCATCTTGCGATCTTTGTTATCATGGAGAGTGTGGCATCCACATGATCAAAGATAGCTCTCTGGCTGGTGCTCATGCCAGATATATAGGCTTCTTTAACGATAGTGCCGAGCTGATCATTATCTTTCTCGCTAAGGGCTTTGAGGTTCTTTCTTTCGATATAACCTTCTGCCTCTGTCATTGCTTGTTGTCTAT